CCTGAACCAAAGTCCTGAGCTTTGTCATGATTGCATCTATGTTCTTGCGCTCGTCACCGCCTTCCTGACTGCTAACTACAATGGATAAATGGTCTAAAATTATCCACTTACAGTCCATAGCTTTAGCTAAGTATCGGATTTGTGACATCAAGGTGTCCTCACCCGTAGACCCCCAATGATCCAGCATGAAGAACCTATTGGATCCTAACGTGCTGTCCCAGTAAGGCTTGAAGCTGAGTGTGTCTGCGTCTTCGTCTAAGTGTAGTGGCTTGTTAGCCGCCATTGACATAAGCCCTAGCGTAGTGCGGGACAAGGATTCCTCAAGGGCTAGTATGCCTATGTTGTCCTCAGTGGCATTGAACAGGAAGTATTCAATCTCCTTGACAAGCTGAGACTTACCCATGCCACTGCCTGACGTAATCGTAACAAGCTCAAAGGGTCTTACGCCCTTGACAAGCTCGTTAAGACCTGCCCACGGATACGGTATGGACTTAACCTTGCGTGAGTTAATGAGATGATCCCAAGTCTCAGAGCCAGCGACAATGCCGTCAGGTCTGTGTACTTTAGCGTCCCACCATGCCGAAGTGAAGTCTCGGATCTTGTTAGCCACAAGCATCTCGCTGGGATCTTTCATGGGCAGCTTACAGATCTTTAGCTTGTTGGGGCTGAACAGCGCCTTAATGCTCTCTGTGGCTATCTCACCAGCTTTATCGTTATCAAAGCACAGAACAACATTCTCATAGCCCTCAAGAAACTCTAACTGCTCTTTGACCTCTTTGGCTGCTGAGGCTGCACCAGTCCGTAGGGACACTACGTCCCACTTCCTGTCAAACATCTCGGACACTGACAAGCAGTCTAGCTCACCCTCAGTGATCGTTATGTACTTGCCTCTACCTCTACAAGTGTCCTGACCAAACAAGCCCATATTGCTGCCGTAGCTGCCGTTAATGAGAAACTGTTTGTCCTTGACTATACGCACTTTGGTGCATACAACCTCACCTGTGTTAGCGTCTTTGAAAGGGTAGTGATGCTTTGCTATCTCACCGTTCTGGCCGTACTCTACGCGCACACCGTACTTCTGGCACGTATCTTTAGACAGTCTCCTGTCTGGTATTGCTGCTATAATTCCTGTCATTTCCGTTACCACCACCTGTTTATAGGTTCCATTAGTAAATGAGGAAGATTGTACCGCAGTGTCAGTGGCAGGTTCAAAGTAACCACAACCTGTGCTAAAACAATAAGCATGGCCGTCTGAATATCTAGCTAGATTGTTCCTGCTACTGCACTTTGGACACTCCTCATGCCGTGTAAACTTGTTATCGGACATGAGAAGATACTCCTTAGAATTCGTCGGGGGTTGAACCACCCTCAAAATCCGCCAGTTTTAAGACCTTTACTCGGTCAAGGTATGTTGACGTACCGTGTACGGGGTGAGGCTTGCCAAAGCTGTACACAATGCGCACATGGGATCCTCTGGTAACGTCACCTTCAAAGTCCGAACCGTCTTCGTTAAGGATTGGTACGTTGTACTGGCTAACAAACTTACGTTGTGCCGTACCTTCGTAATCCTTCAGCTTAACACCGTTACTCTGTAACGCTTCCGCAACGTCCTCTGGCAAACCTAAGGTCAAGGTGTACTTGCCCGTAGACTGTCCCTGCCAGCTATCGTGCTCCCGCAGTGATTGAAAGGCCACTGTACCTTCAGCAATGTATTTATTGTTCATACAAACTCCATTAGTAGTTATCTTCAAAGTCATAGTCCTGTTGGACATACTTAATTATACCATCTCCAGCCGAATAGTCAACCTCCTTTTCATCAAATAATTGTATTGTTTCAATGTCCGTCACCATGCCGTCCATCTCCATTAAAGCCTCAACGGATGCTACAAGGCAAGAGCTGCACAGGTCAGAGTAGTCTCGCGTGTTAGCGTCCTTGCGCTTCATCTCAGTTTCCGTCATGACGTTATTACAGGCTCTGCATCTGCTCATGTTTATTTCTTCCCCGTCACGTACCAAAAGCGTTCTTCGTACATATCGGACAATTCGCTTGGGGGCATAGTTTCATATTTTTCTTGCAGGAAGTCTCTTAGCATTGAGTGTGCTTCGGACAACCTCAAGCAATGTAGTTCATCATAAGCCAGCTCTAAAGCCATTTTCTTCATGTGTTCGTTTGTCACATAACCCTCCATTGAATCTGTTACGTCTAGTTCATCACCCATTGTGTTATACCCTATCAGTTAAACAAGACCAACTGTAACTGATTGGCTCGTGGTTTACAAGCAGTTGGTCAATCTTTTCTGCAATTACTCTGCACTCGTACTGTGCGTCCTCTGAGATCCTCTGAGACACTACACGGGCAAAGGCTGCCAAAGACCCAGTCCAGTACCACTCAGTCATCATTGACTGTGGTAAGACCATACGGGCTTGCTCAGGTGCTACCCCAGAGGCCAGCATGTTGTTGTAGATGGTCTCACAGCGTGTCATCAAGTCCCAGTATTTCTCATCAAACCTTTCTTCGTCTCTGCCTTCAAATGTTTCATCAAGTGAACCTTGTTTCTTATCTGGCGCACGTTTACGCCATGCCTCTGGGGCGTGGAAAACAGGTGTGAAGTCTACGTACCGCCTAGAGACCTCATTCCAAACCAAACCCACTTGATGCTTCACAAGCTGCCTAGCGACGAACACAGGCGCTTTGATACGCAACTGAACCTGTACGTGTGCAAAGGGTGTCCAGTGCTTGTGCTTTGCTAAGTACCTAATCAGCTTTTTGTCTCTGCTTCCGAACTCCTCAGACTCAACGGCAAAGGAAACCCGCGCCGCATTGGCTACTGTCAGGTCTGAACCCATAATATCTAATATTTCCACTTTCATAGGTCGAATATTGCTCCAGTAATTTCAAAGTTTACGAAAAAAAGTATCATTGCAAGACACAATACAGAAATAAAAACACAGAATATATTGTCTATTTCCTGCTCTGATACGTTGCCCTCTAGGATGTCATCATACACTGAGATAAACCACCTGTAAAGCCTCTTAAAGATGTTCATAGGTTTACGCCCTCCTCTTTTATGGTTAACTCAACTGCTACCTCACCGTCAGGCCAGTTCATATAGGCTGATATGAGGTTTTCTCTTAGATTGGTCAAGATGGTCAATTGATCCTCAAACTCTAGTTCATAGTCCCTATACAAGCCTATAAACGCTAGAACATTCTTTTCTTTTTTGGTCACAACCTTGTTAACCAAAGTGTGTTCCCAGTGATAGACCTCTAAATAATAATCACAATGCTCTTTTTCAATAATCATAATATTTACCCTCTTGAACTATAAAAACCATTTCATCGTATTCGCTTGCCGTTAGGTCGTAATGATCCTTATGCTTGCCGTTGATGGTTATGTTACCAAACAGATAGGACTCATGTAAACAGCTTTCTGGTTCATAGGGTTGATAGTCTTCAAGATTGAATCGTATCTCGTCCCCATCGTGCATAGTCCAATAATCATGGTCAGTGAATAAACGCGCATGGTTCATTGTTTAAAAACTCCTCTAATTGTTTGTGATCGTCTAACAGCATACCGTACCCTGAGACAACCACGAGAGCATGTCTGTCTAAATCGTAAAGCATACCCTCAAGAAAGGCAATAGCCTCTGTCTGCTGGGTTAGTAGAAAGGTGCGGCCCTCAATCGTTATCATATAGACAGGCCCTCTGGTAACTGTTTAGGATGTCCATACAGTCCTTTAGGGTCGCTACTATATACTTGCTGGTATCAGGATCAGCGTGAAGCTGCTGAAGGACACCATAAGCCTCTAAAAGCTGGTAGCGAGTAGGTTTGATAGGTTTAAAGTTACTCATCGTCCCATAACTCCATAGCCTCTTTTTCATAGCGTTCAGCGACCTTTCTCTGTCTAGCTATAGACCTGCTTTCACTAGTCAAAGCCCGATAAAAGACATAAACAAACAGTATTCCAATAATTTCCATACACATTCCCCTGTTATACATTACCCGTACCGAAGTCCCTACCTAAGGCTACCTAAAGTATCCTTTAGAGTATTCTATAAAGTAATATCTAAAAGCTACTTTAGGATACCATAGGTAGAGTTTAACCGATAGCTCAAAACCTGTCAAGCATTGTTTTTAGTCTAACCACACAGGAACGGCTCTTTTTGACCACCTCATGTCTATTTCGTTACGTCTTGTGCGGTAGTATGTACGATACGCTGTCACAGTGTCAGAGCCTATGCAATCGTCATACATGCACTGTGGAGGATCAACAAAAGGCGCTTGTGGTAGGTCTTGGGGTATTATCTTTAAATAGTGCAACTTTTCTCTTTCTGTCTTGTGAATCTTGCCGTATCTGTGCGAATACTCAGCAAAAAGGGCCTCCAGATGATCTAGGCCCCACTTGTACGCATTTTGAGACGATCTGAGCCATTTTGTGCTTGGGTGGTTCCTATGGGTCATCTTGTACACAAAAGGCGCTTGTGGGGTCTCTAAGAGCCTGTGAGCAGTACTCAGCATCTGTGCAGTCTCTAGGATCATCTTGACTACGTGCTTATCACATAGGGCTTGTGCTGCGGCTACTGGCTCTTTTTCTACATAAAATAGGTTCATTGTGTTGTCTCCTGTTCATCTGGCACACTGAAACAGACAGAGACTCGCGTACCGTGTAGGTC